GCGAGCGTGCAAGCGACCGCCAACTCATGCGCCCGATTACAGCGCCGCGCAGCGTCACAGCTACACCTGCTAGCTAGCACTACAACACCAGCCCCCCGGAGGGCGTAGCCCGACACAAGCTTCTTCACTGCCGCTGATGACAGTCGCATGTAGAGTAGTTAGTAGAGTAGTATGTAGTAGTTGTTAATAGCGTGGTAAGCTTTGGGAGGCAAGGGCCTCCTTGGCAGTTGTTGAGTAGTTGTTAAGCTGTGTATAACTAGTGCTATCACAGAATTAGTAGACTTGCATGTGTTTTCTAGATGTGATATATTATAGGTATACAAAGAGAGGGAGTACAACTTAGAGTAGAGGCTAGAGTAGGAATAGTAGTGAGTAGTAGTAGGTGGTGTATATATACACTGTATAACATGGAGAGCTACAATGGCGCAGCAACAGCTTAGCTTATTCGCAAAGCATGAAGTTGAAGCAATCGACACTGCACGTGTCTTTAATGACGTAGATGAGATGCAAGCACGAGCACCTGCACTATTCGCTAAATCGCCACATCCTAAGATGAGCGGCAGGTATAGTTTCACTAATACCTACGACATACTGCTGCACATTCACAATCGTGGGTTCAAAGTCAGCAGTGTGCAAGGTGGACAGAAGACTTACAACAAAGTAATGATCCGCATGCGTCATGATGCATATGACAAGCGCGATGATGCACCTGAGATTGTCATAGTTGATAGCCATGATGGCACTAGTCGATTGAAGATGATGCTCGGCATTATCAGGTTCATATGCATGAATGGCATGGTCGCTGGTGATATGCTGTATAGTAGATCATTCATACATCTAGCTCCTGACTTGATGGAGCAGGTGATGTTAGAACTAGACGACATACAACAGCACATCACTGCGTTGGAGAACCGAGTACAGCGCATGAAGAACTACACAACTAACATCGGTGAGCGCATACTGCTAGCCGATGCAGCTATCAAGGCTCGCTTCAGCCGTGATGAAGATAGACCAGCTAGCTTCATAGCTGACATGCGCCAACGCATGCTACACACCCGCCGCAGTGATGATGAGCGCAATGACATGTACACTGTGATGAACGTGATTCAGGAGAATGTACTACGCGGAGGCATGACGTATCACATCAGCAACACCATTCGCCGCGTAGCTCCGATCACCAATGTTGATCGTAACCTATTGATTAATCATACACTGTGGCGTGAAGCTGAAGGCTTGATTGCTAAGGCTGCTTAGTGTAGTATACAGTGTATAACATGAATGCCAGCGGTAGCGGTGAGTGACCGTGCTTAACACTCACCATCCTAGGAGACTACAAACATGAGGCTGACAAGAGGAATACTAGCAGCAATCGCGCTGTTAGCGGTGACAGATATAGCACGTGCTGTAACTGTTGACGACCCACTTCACGGCATCATCTGCAGTGGAGTAGGTACTGGCTGCAGTAATGCAGCGGACAATGGTAGCTTCACGCCATTGTCACAAACAAACAACTGGAGCTTCGCTATTAGCCCCGGTCCTGCAACTGGTGACTTGACGTTGGTGTTCTTAGTACCTACCAACACAATCAACGTCGCCTTGTTCAACCTACCCGGCATTACTGACAACAACTTACCCACTATTGGAGCAACAGTATTCGATAGGGTGAACTTGTTCACAGCAGCATCACCGGGTGTGTCTACATACTTAGGCTTAGCAGGTGCCTTCTCACCTACTAACAACTTCGCCAACAGCAGTGCTGGTGAAGCTACACTCAATCCCGGTTTCTTGGGTGCGTTCCTAGCATTCACCTTAACACTTAACGATGTGACACTAGGTGATGTTGCTAGTACTACAACAGCACATGACTTCTCGTTTGGCAGTAACTTGCCAGCCGGGACTGTGATCTTAGGGTTGTTCATTGAGGAGTTCGACAAACATGGCAACCCCTGCACTAACAACTGCGCCATAGGCACAGCAGCTAGTGCTGATTTAGTAATCACACCATTTGCTGCAGAAACCCCACTACCAGCCGCAGTGTGGCTGTTCGGTGGTGGCTTAGGTGTGTTAGGCTTACTAGCACGCAGACGTAAGCGTACACGTGGTGCATGGGATGACTTACCACGTGTAGACTTCTTGCCTAAAGTTGTGTAAGTTAGTTGTAGTTGTAAGTAAGTAGTACTACTCTAAAGGCAGCGGTGCTAGTGGCTCTGTCGATAGTTCGTCAATAGCGCCGCTGCTCTAACGAGCAGCAGCGAAGAAGTATCGGGCACTTCGTGCCCGTAGTAGTAGTCGGTGTGTATCACTCGACGTAGTTACAACAGGAGGGAGAATTGCTAGCACAATCATGGTTGTACGGAAGACGCATGACTAGTCCACATGACGCAGTTGTTGAGCGTCATCTCAAGCTGCCCGATCAGTTCAATCCTCATTCATCAGTAGCAGTACTCAATCAACTAGCGGAGCGCATTGTCTTCACTGACGATGTGCCTTCGTTGTTGTATGATATGCACGACAACAGACAACTCACCTACGAGGGTATGCTAACTAGTGTCAAGCTGCCATTCGACTGTTTCTGGATCGAATACCGTAGCGTGCTAGGCATAGGTGATGTGTATGAGGCCAAACGCGCTGAGTATGGTGCGCTAGTCACACGCATGCCCAACTCGCGTGTGCGTATGTACATAGTGATAGGCACAGACTTCGTTGATCTAGGCACTATCTCTAGCCTAGCCTACGTAGTGGAGTTTGAACATTGGCCTCCTGTCATGGTGCCAATGCTTAGCAAGTCGTTGAACAGCAAAGCATTGCAGTTCTACATCAACTACGCGTACAATCGTGACAAGATCGAGAGTAAGGATGAAGACGCCACTAACATCATCGGTGGCATCGTCACTGAATTAATCTTCGGCATCTTCCTAGTCACACAGCCGAAAGTCTACAATGATGAGAAGATCGAGTGGCACCCTAAGAAACAAGGTGCACGTGCTAAGCACGGCAAGCCTCCGTTGTTGGAGTATCGCCGCATTCGCTTGCGTATCACTAAGCCTGTGAAGCGGTACAACAGTCAACCGACCGCCAGAACGCGCGGTATACAGTGTATAGACAACGAACACGACACGGAGAGTAGCGATGCTATCAATCATCGACGCTACCACAAGGTCATGGGCCACTTCAGGCACTATCTACGCCATGATCCCGCTTATACTGTGTGGATTGAGCCTCATTATCGCGGTGATCCTGCTCTTGGTATCACATTCACAGAGCGAGATGTAACCAAATGACAAACACACAAGCACCAACGCAAGCGCAGATCGAGGCGGCGGCGCAAGCCATCTTTAAGCAACGCTTCGGGCGTGATTGGACACAGTGGGATTGCAAAGCAGATGCAGAAGCCGCCCTCACCGCCGCCGCACAGGTAGGCACGTTTGAGGCAGGACCGGACGAGTGCGATACTGGCGTTGCGCTCACAAAGGCCATTGATGCTGTGCTGGCAGAAGATACACCGCTAGTGAACCACACCATCGAACGCTGCGCTCAAGTGGTGGAAGGAATTTCAAATCGGGATGCCTGTCTCAAAGCAGCTAAACCTCACTTCGCCGCCGCCATTCGCAAGCTGAAGGAGGTAGACACATGATGCACTCATTCAACCAACTATGTGCATTCTGCCACCTGCCTCTAGCTGATGGAGAAGGTAATGACTGTTGGCCGTTTATTGTCTCTGGCCTATGTTGCGATGATTGCGATGATACTATCGTCTATCCGCACCGTTGTGTCATACTTGCAACTCCTAGAACCACCAATGATAAGGTTCACTAGCATGGCAGACAGAGAGAACATCTGGCTACAGCCGGGTACTAGAGTGCACATGCTTGTCTACAAAGACGGCAAGTGGCAAGTGTGGACTAGCACTAACTCTCGCAGCGGCGACAGTGATCTGTGGTGTGGCACCTATATGGAACTACACCCCAATGGAATGTGTATACAGTGTACACGTACTGAAGCGTATGTGAACAACATCGTAGTAAGACCAGCAACAGGGGATGCAACATGACTAACAACGGTGGTAAGCCTTTGGTAGACCAACTACATGAACAAGCTGCACGCGGTGTAGAGGCTATCCAGTTGATAGTAACTGAACGTGATGACCTACGCCTACAGTGCGACCGTATGAGTGCCGAGCTAGCACTCCTGCGCGAACGTAACAACCAGCTAGACAGCAGGTTGAAGATGGCTAGCAGTGAGCGCGATCACTACATGCGCCACGCTGTTGAGCTAGTGAGTAGACTGAACAACATTCAGTTGTTGATAGTGAGTGCAGTAGAGGAAGCAGGTCGCGTAGCCTATCGACCATCGCTTGTAGGCAAGGCACAAGAGCGTGAGACAGTAAGTAGTGAAGATGTTAAAGCTATCGAAGGCATCCTGAAGCGTCTACCACAGAACAATGGGGATACAACACAATGACTAACGCTATAGGCTTCTACAACAACGGCACTCTAGACCACCGTGCATTCACCATGCTCGGCCTCAGTGCTAAGTCAGATGACAAAGCCATAGGCTTCTTCGGCACTGGCTTCAAGTACGCTATCGCTACACTCTTACGCCACGGTTGTGACGTACAGGTGTGGACTGACACTAGGGTGTATGGTTTCCATACTAAGCATGGCAAGTTTCGCAACAAGGAGTTTGACTTCATCTACTACAACGATGGTGGAGATGAGCGTGAGCTACCATTCACTACTCACTTGGGAGCGAATTGGAAGCTGTGGCAAGCTTATCGTGAGCTATACACCAACGCACTCGACGAAGGCGGCGGCGTAGCATTGATTGAGAACGTAGATGACTACGGCGGGCGACTTGGCGACATATGTGTGTGTGTCATTGGTGATGAGTTTGTGAAGATATACGAGCAACATGCTAAGTACTTCCTCAATGCACCTGCACTGGCGCAATCATTTCGTATGCGTTGCGTTGAGAAGATAGCCGATAGTGACAACGTTGTATACTACAAGACCATGTACACCGGCACTAAGTTGGACAAGCCTACTCACTTCACTTACGACTACACAACTACAGTGGAACTGACTGAGGATAGAACTATAGCAGATACATGGTCACTACGCCACCACATCAGCCACCTGTGGCTAGAGCACATGAGCTATGACTTCCTCATTCAACACCTACCAGCCATAGCCAATGAGAAGATGTACGAGAACCAACTGTCTGCAGACTATTGCACACCTAGCGATGACTTCAATCGTGCATGTGCGTACTTGAACCAGCACCACAGAAGTATGCCTCTGTGGGCGCGTGATGCATACAACCGTAGTCGCCCATTCGATGAACAAGTTGAGCACTTCAAGCCTAACAGGTGGCAGCGTACTCAACTCAAACGTGCCATTGCTATCCTACACTACAACGGGAGCATGATTGACCCTGCTACTATAACCACGTGCGCTTCCCTGCCTGAAGATGTTATAGGCTTGTACAAGAACGGCACAATCTACATCACTAAGGAAGCGTTCGAGCGTGGCTTCTTAACACTACTCGGCACTCTCTACGAAGAATACACACACTTAACTACTGGCTACGAAGACGGCACTAATCGACTACAGAACCTACTCGTAGACAAAGTAGCTAACTTGATGCAACAAGTCTACGAGATGGACAAAGACACTGAAACTGAGGGGAGTGAATGACTATGCACATCGTAATCCTAGGCGATCCTATCAACGGCTACACCTTCGTAGGTCCATTCCCTACTAAGGCCGACGCAGAGCTATACATCGACGAAGATGGCAGTGACGACTGCGCGTGGACTGTCATGCTGACAACACCGGGGGAGGTTAAGGACTAGTCATGTTGCAACTACTCTACTACTACAAGACAACACTCACTGTGTTCGTTCTCGTCTACCTACTGCCCGTCATTGCGTTCATCTATGCTGTCAAACACCGACAAGTGTTGAGCAAGATCAACTACGCTGCATGGCTGGTAGGTACATTCTACGGTGGCATGACACTATGGAGCTTGTACTGGCTGCTCTTTAGTGGTGAAGCTAGCGCTAGCCGGTGTTGGGATGGAGGGCATTTGATATGTTAAGCGCACTTAGTAAAGACAAACGCACCGCTGCTAGTCGTCCACAGCTAGAACATCGTCACTTCGCTGTGGTAGCTGCTACTATCAGAGAGATGCAACCTGATAGCTGGCGTCGAAGCACTGCTCATCACTTCGCCAACAGCTTCAAGCGGACAAACACTAAGTTCGACTACAGGCGTTTCCTAGCTGCTTGTGGAGTAGACGATGACTAAAGACAAAGTGCCGCAGCACGTTAAAGATCAACGTGCTGCGGCTGCTGCTGGTAGAACTGTTGGCAAACGCACCAAGCAACTGCGCCACCACCGTGAGCGTAGTGAGAGCTATGACGTATTCCGTCGCATCAACATGCACAATGGTGACAAAGATGTGTGTTGGGAATGGCTCGGCGCTCACGGCACAGGCACACGTGGCGAAGTACGCCCGCGTGTATGTATCGACAAGCGTCATTACTACGTCTACCGCGTAGTCTACGAGCTTTATACAGGGTATAAGCTGCAGGAGCGGGAAGTTGTCCGCCATGTGTGCGACAATTCGTGGTGCTGCAACCCATATCACATGTTGATAGGCTCACAAGCTGACAACGTAGACGACATGTTGCAACGCGAGCGCGTAGGTCTGAAGCACTACCAAATCCGTCGCATCATGCAAGCACTAGAGGTCGGTTGCACTGCTACTGACGTATGTGCAATGATGAAACAAGGCTACAATCTATCACTAGACGAAAGCGTGGTGCGCAAAATCCGTATGCGTGTGATCTACAGGCACATTGACTGGCCGTGGGGTGATGCTTATGCCAACGCGCGCAAGCGTAGATTGGCAGAGTTAAGAAATCAACGACTTGCATCTGATCCTAAATCTGCTATAATAAGTGATAGTCAACAAGGAGCTACAACACATGGCGAAGAAAAGGAACGTAAAGATGACTAGTCCTGAGAAGAAAGAACTACCACTCGAAGCACGTGCTATACAATGTATAAACACATTCCTAGCACCGAAGACTACTCAAGATGCAGTGGACCAAGTAGCTGCTGAGTTCTTGACTGCTAACCTACTCCGCACACATGCTGAGAAGCGCTACGAAGCTGCTAAGCGTTCTATAGCTGCAGCGCACGAAGACAAGATCAATGATGTGCGTAATCGTGCTAGTGAGAGCATGATGAAGTCAACTATCATGCTCTACGGCAGTGATTGGGTGTTGAACCTGAATGCTAACCGTCCTGCTACACGTTGCGACGTTGATGAGCTACGAACAGAGTTAGTAAGAATGGGAATAAGCGTTGATGTGCTAGACGAAGCAATCGCCAAGGTAACAAAGAAGTCTACGCCAGCGTTAGTAATCTCTGTCACTCCCGTTGCGGGGTAATACACATGTCCAATGACGACAACGGCAAAGTCGTCAAGCTGCGCCAGCCTCAGGTCAACAAGCCTGTGGCTGGCGTTGGCGTTGGCGCAAGTAGCAGTGGCGCTAGTGTTGATGAAGCTATCAATCCTAAGTCATTCATGAACATGTCTGACCTAGAGCAAGACATGTTCCTACAGCAGCTACGCGAACGTCGCATGCGCGTGGTTGAAGTACTCAAAGCAGCTAAAGCTGCTAAGTCTCAAGCAACTTCAATAGCTGCCAAGGTCAAGCTAGAACGCAAGATAGATCAGTTGGAGAAACAACTTGAACGCACCACCAAGGCGCTCGATAAGCTCGAAGAACTTGTATACGATGTGCGTGCACTTACTCTCCAACACACCGATACAGACATTACAAGGGTCGCAGATAATGTCAAGATCACCACCGACAACGGAAGCAAAGGCTAGACTAGCTCGCCTCCGCTTCAAACAACAAACCACCAAGCGTGCACGTATTGACCTATTGCTGCAGCCTCTAATAGCTGCAGCACTTAAAGGCCCATTCGTGCGTCATCTTGCAGTCAACGAACGTGCTGGTCTAATTCAATTCCGCTTCGCTGGTCGTCGTGTGCAGTATTGGGTAGGTGCACGTAAGCTGTTAGTCAGCAACGCGATAGCTTCTACAGTGTATATAGACTACCAGCCCGATCAGCTAGTACGCGATGTGGCTGTGACTAATCCTAACTGCGCTTTCAACTTGTAGGAGGTTAATGTGGTGAACTATGTACAGAGAGCACGTGATGTGCGTCTGCTTGTGAAAGAACACGGAGTAGAACGTGGCTTGATTAAAGCCGTAGAAAGGCTGAGTGAGGATAATGAACTACTACGTCAAGAGCTAGCTGGCGTGGTGAAGACAGTCGATGTGATGGCTAACATCGTGTCTGACATATCTACTGTAGGTGCTAAGCTGAAAGACGACTTCGCTAAGATGCAACGAGACTTCCGAAGGGGAGAGGAACATGAGTGATGGCTTCAAAGTATACAAGCGCAAGTCACGCATAGAACTGCGTCCATACGTGTTCGGTGAGAACTTAGATGGTGTTAGCATATCAGCACCCGATAAGAAGAATGGCTCACCTAAAGTTGGTGACTGGATAGCTCGCAATCCTAAAGATCACACTGACTTGTGGCTAGTAAGTGCTCAGTACTTCGCTGACAACTATGAGGCAGACGAATGACAGACCTAGAACGCCTCGAATTAGTACTCCGTCGCGTGCACAGCGACCTAAGCACAACTTCACGCTTCGCTGTCTCTGATGAGTTGTTGGTGTTGAAGTGCATCATTGACGAATTGTCGAAGATGAATGCAGACGTTAACAGGAGGCAAACTGATGTTGATAAAACCAACAACTGACAAGACGCTGCCTTGGGTAGACTACTCTACATTGTCTGCTGTGAACGTATGTCCGAGGTGGGGGCTAATTCACAACTGGCACGGCAAGCACTTGCCTAGTGGTGTCGAGCGTGTACTACCACTTGAAGCTGGCCGTGCTATGCATGATGTGTTCGCTTGTGCTCGCCTATTCGACCTGCTAACTGCTAAACCTGAACTGCGTAACAACATCAACGCCTACGCAGTGCGACTATTCACTAACGACATGTACCCTGAGCGTTGGCAGCAAGCCATGCGCTACTTCGACACTGGCGAAGACAGTGAAACGCGCTGTATGCAGATGGCACTCTCGCTGTTGGAAACCAGTGGCTACAGTGACGATCCACGTGACACTCGTCGCACACAGGCTAACCTTGAGAGTGCAGCTATCTCTTATATCCAACGCTACCCACTAGGCCGCTTCATTCCTATCTGCAACGACGACGCTACACACATCGGCGTTGAAGTGCCGTTCGACCTAACTCTCTACAGCGACGACAACAAACCTGTCATCCGTCTAGTAGGTCGCATCGACGCTGTATGTTTAGACACACTACGTCCTAGCGACAAGACGCCTGAGGTGCATGAGAATAAGACAGGCAGTCGCATAGACACTGTATGGTCGAGTAGCTTCGACACCAGTCACCAAGTAACCGGCTACTGCATAGCTATGTCATGTGTACTCGACATACCAATCCGCAACGTCGTCATGTGGGGACTACAGATACCAGTGCCTAAAGCATCTAGCTACACCGATGGCATCATGCGCTACCCAACTAGCCGCACTGATGAAGCCATCTACGAGTGGATGCTGTGGGTAGAACACACACTAGAGTTGATAGACAAGTACGAGAGCGATCCTACCAACGCACCGATGTACACTCACTCCTGCAATCGCTACTTCCGTAGCTGCTCACTCATACCACTGTGCACTGAGACACGTGAACAGCGCAAGCACATCTTCGACAATGAGATGAAGCAAGAACGCTGGTCGCCGTTGGAACAAGACAATCTAATATAGCAGTAGTTGCATGTAATCCTGCATGTGCTATACTATGTATAACAATGGGAGATGGTAGTGGAACTAAAGATTGAGAAGCCTACAGATGTACCAGCCCGCATCAGCATGATACTGTGGGGCGATGCTGGCAGTGGCAAGACCACACTTGCTGCAACTGCCCCCGGTCGCAAACTATTCCTGCTGCTCGATCCTGATGGTGACATGAGTATTCGCAACATGCCTGACTGGCAGCGCATCAATCTTACTAAGGAGAGTAGCGTCGATATTGTCAAGGAAGGCATGAAGCCTGACCCTTATACACTGTATAACATGCTCGGTGACTTTGACACCTTGATTGTCGATAGCCTCACCAAGTTCAGCGAACATGCGTTGCAGTACGCTGTACGTGTCGCGCCTAAGTCCAGCATCGAGGCTCCCGGCTTGCAAGGCTATGGCTTGCGTAACATCTGCGTGTCGTCGCTCATCTCCAATGTTCTCCGCATCACAAGTGCATTGAACAAACACGTGATCTTCATTACGCATGAGAAGGACGCTGACAGAAACGACGATGGTGCGATCATTAGCGTGTCGATGTTGCTCGGTGGGCAACTGCCGAACATCACTAGCAAAGACATTAGTGAGGTGTGGAACCTTCGTGACCATGCTGGCAAACGCTACATTGCTATTCGACCTGAGCGCTTTCGCTCACCTATGAAATCTCGCATGTTCGACATGACAAGTGCTACGAACTTCGAGTGGCGCTACAACTCTAACACTGGCAAAGGTCCGACGATAGCTGAATGGTGGCAGACATACACCGCCAACAACTACGCTAAGTTACCAGTGCCAAAGTGACACCCACTACTTATAGTGCTTACCCAATACACACTGAGCTAGCTGTAGCGGCTTGTTAGCTCTCTAATAGTGTGTATAACTAGAGTGCCGCTCAAACCAAGGAGCCATATATGGGCATACTAAACTTCAGTCAGAACATTGCAGATGCAGAACCACCTCCGCAGCTACCTGCTGGCGAGTACAAGGCAATCTGCACTGCAGCAGTTGATAAGATGGCAGCATCATCTGGCAATCCGATGCTGACATTGACACTACAAGTGCCGCGTAGTGAGTTCCCTGCAGACTTTGATCCCGGTGATGGTGTTGATGAGTTGACATTCACTCTCAACGTTGTCAGCCGTGACATTCCTGCAGACCGTTGGCGCATGAAGAACACTTGTAAAGCATTCGGTGTTCCCATGTCTAACAGTATCGACCCTAACGACTTTGTCGGACGCGAGGCTCGTGCTCGTATCCGTATGGGCCTCGATCTGGAAAAAAACCCACGCGCGGAAGTTGGACAGGTATTGCCTCTCTAACTTCTACAGTGTATAACGACAAAGCTAGGTGGCAATGTCGCCACCTAGCACACCCTAGTAACTCTTACAAGAGGAATTTGCAACAATGGCAGTAGCACCTGTCCGTAATACCGCTGGCAAGAAGCCAGCAAACCGCGCACCTCAGAAGCGCACCTTCCACTTCTTCCTCAAGGTTGTCGATGAAGCTGGCAATCCCATTCAGGGTGCCAAGCTGAAGGTTGACCGCATCATCACTGATGCACGTAAGGTCATCGAGTTCATGGACACACCTGATTATGCGGACATGGGCCTCACTCGTGTTAAGCATGAGGTCATCTCTACTAAGCGTGGCGAACAAGACGGAGCTACACAAGTCGGCTAGACCCGCAAACACCTAGCTAACGAGTGTGGGGCAGCGCCGCGTGTAGTAGAGTATCCCCTACGCATATGCGGCGCTGTCTATATTAATAAGCGCGAAACCTAGCGCTGAAAGGACATACGATGGACTTAGCTTTGGACGTTGAACAACAACGTGCAGTTGACATGTGCACGGACTACACAAAGCGCCTAGTGGCAGTAACAGGTGAAGCTGGCACAGGCAAGACAACAATCATCAAGAACACCTGTGACATACTCTCACAACACGCTGGCGGTGGCAACTTCACCATCGCCGCTCCCACCGGCAAAGCTGCTCGCCGCATACGTGAAGCTACTGGCTATCCAGCACAGACTATTCACAAGTTGCTAGAGTTTAACAGGCCAGATGTAGATGAAGAAACAGGTGAAGCTACATCTGTCAGTCAGCCTAGCCGAACACGACACCATCCACTCGATCAACGCATCATCATCGTAGATGAATATGCAATGGTCGGTACTGGCCTACACCGCGATCTTGTTAGTGCTATTCCTTCTGGCGGTTGTCTACGCGTGTTTGGCGATGTACGGCAGCTACCCCCTATAGAGAACAATGACCTAGCTGATCCTACCTCTCCATTCCAACGCTGCTTGGAGATGCCCAACACCTTCACGCTACAAAACATCTACCGCCAAGCCGAAGGCAACGGTATCATCGAAGCTGCGCGGCGCATAACTCGCGGCCAGTTCTTTGGTAGCAATCCTGACGTAGAGATACGACTGCACGACGCTGTACTACACAGTCTCTACACCAAGCTCGACGACGACAAGTCAATCGACTGGTGTAGTCTTGACAATCAAATCATATCACCCGCGCGTAAGTCTGACATAGGTACTATCAGGTTGAACAGCATACTACAGGCACGCTTCAATCCTGAGATGCCCGGTAAGACAGAACTACCGCGCAACAAATGGGAGGCTAAGAGCCGTGTCTTTGTATCAATCGGTGACAAGGTTGTATGCAACACCAACAGCTACGATCTACGTGATTATAGCGAGCGTTTCGCTGAGTACGACGCTAATGGCGTTGGCCTCATTGGCAGCTTTATCCCATGCCCTGATACGAAGCAAATGCTCAATGGTGAAGTTGGACGCATTCTCAACATTGATGAGTATGGTGTCCTAGAGATTGACTTCGGTGATCGTGTGGTAGAACTACCACCACGCATCAACGACTACAACATGCGTAAGCGCTTTCACTACCACTACGACCCGCGCAAGGCGATTGAGTTAGCATATGCACTCACGACACACAAATGTCAGGGGAGCCAGTATGATAACATCATCTACTGCATGGCTAGTTGTGCGTTCTTTAATCTTAGCCGTCCTAACTTCTACACTGGTATTACTCGTGCTGCTAAGCACGCAACCATTCTAACAGATCAACGCAGCTTCGCCACATCGCTCAAGTCGATGGGCTGGAAACGGAAGAAGACCACATGATGAACACTGCTGAATTGAAAGAGCGCTTCACATTGCAAGCGCAGACTGCAGGCTTGCAAGTAGAGTGTGCA